GTTGAAATATTTATTAATAGACACTGCAAACACATTCTTTAGAGCTAGGCACTCTGCCTATAGAGCCGCTAGTCCAGAAGAAAAAGTAGCCTTTGCGATGCATGTTACACTAGCTAGCATAAACAAGTGTTGGAGAGATCAACAGGCCAATCATGTTATATTTTGTTTGGAAGGACGTTCATGGCGTAAAGACTTTTATGAACCTTACAAAAAGAATAGATCAGTGGCTAGACAAGCACTAACAGAAACAGAAGCTGAAGAAGATAAACTGTTTTGGGAAGCCTTTGATAATATAAACGAGTTTGTTAGAGAAAAAACTAATTGTACTACTTTACAACATCCTAATCTAGAAGCTGATGATTTGATAGCAGGATGGATACAGAGTCATCCTAAGGATGAACACGTTATTGTAAGTTCAGACTCTGACTTTTATCAGTTACTAGCTGAAAATGTTAATCAGTATAATGGTATATCAGATGAACTACACACACTGAAAGGTATCTTTAATAAGAAAGGTGAGCGTGTGATAGATAAGAAAACCAAAGAACCTAAAGTAATACCAGATCCAGAGTATCTCTTGTTTAAAAAATGTATGAGAGGAGACTCAAGTGATAATGTGTTTTCAGCTTATCCAGGTGTTAGAGAGAAAGGAAGTAAAAACAAAGTTGGACTATTAGAAGCATTTGCAGATAAGAAGAAAAAAGGGTTTAATTGGAACAACTTAATGTTACAGCGATGGGTTGATCATAACGAAGTCGAACACCGTGTGCTAGATGACTACAACCGTAATTGCACTCTGGTAGATCTTACAGCACAGCCTGAAGAGGTTAAAGTACAGATAGCCGAAACTATAGCTCAAGGAATGAACGTCAAGCAAAAACAAATGATTGGAGCACAGTTTCTTAAGTTCTGTGGAAAATATAATTTAGTTAAATTGGGAGATAATGCGGCCGCTATGGCTCACTGGATGAGTGCTAGCTATCCAGATTTAGAAATGGTGTGAATAAACAAAACTTTATATCAATCGATTTAGAATTAAATCAACCTAGCAATAAGATTATACAAGTAGGTGTTGCTATTGGCAATGCTTGTCAAAACCCCGAAAACTATGTAACAACCAAATGGTATGTGGATCCAAAAGAACCCATTGACCCTTACATAACAAGATTAACAGGTATCACTGATCACGATATTCGTACCGAAAGTTATAGTCACGAATACATAGCACAAGAACTTGAAAAGTTAATACAAGTACATAAACCTTGGTTAAACTGTGTAGTATGGGGATTTGATGATGTCAGTGTACTACGTAAAGAATTCCAAGAACGTAATGTAGCATTTGAACATCTAGGTGGTCGTATAATTGATCTTAAAACTATTTTTAACTTTATGATGTTTAGTAATAATTCAGATCCCAAAGGTGGGCTACTAGAGGCAATGGCAAAGTTTCGCATACCTTTTGATGGTGAACAACATAGAGCAGATGTAGATGCTTTCAATACATTAAAGTTTTATTTTAGTATGATGAAAAAACAAAATCGAGTAGTTGAGGGTTTATTTTGAACTTGACTTTGACTATGAATGAAGATATAATATTAATACAGAGGACTTATCAGTGTCAACCCTCTTTAAATACTCTGCCGCTTATTAGACTAGGAGAAAGAGATGGGTAAATTTTATTCAACAAAAACATATGGGCACAACATTGGCTTATCAGCATGCTTTAGGCAACCTAATGCTGACCATTCCCACTGTCATTTACTACATGGTTACAGTCTACAGTTTAAGTTTACATTTGCATGTTCAGAACTAGATAATAAAAACTGGGCAGTAGACTTTGGCGGACTTAAACAGGTTAAGAAATGGTTAGAAGATCACTTCGATCATAAGACAGCGATTGATAAGAATGACCCTTTCTTAGAAAAGTTTAAAGAACTTGAACTGTTTGACCTAGCAGAGATTGTGGTAATGGATGGTGTTGGAGCAGAGAAGTTTGCAGAACATGCATTTAACTTTGCAGACAAACTAATTAGAGAACAAACAGATAATCGTTGTTGGGTACATTCAGTAGAGTGTGCAGAGCATGGTGCTAACTCAGCGATATATCAAGGAGGGTAAGATGAGCTTACTAGCAAAAGCAATAGTTAAAAATAAATGTTGGGTAGTTGAAGATAACGGCAATAAAATAGGGACTATATTAGCTAACCAAAAAGGTGTTGTTTACACGCACGATGACGAGAGGGAACAGTTTACTAGTTTAAAACGTCTCAGTGACAGATACAACATTGTTGTAGAAACAACCATCAAAAACAAACCAAAAGAATCGCATGGTATATACGGATTTCCATGTGACTACAAAGCACAAAATATCCTTTGGGACGTTCCTAGAAAATTGCCAGTATTTACTAAAGGGAAAAAAAGTAAAAGTTTTTTCTGTGCTGGATATTATATACTTAAATTTAACAATGGGTGGGTTAAAAGTTACTGCCCAAAACTAATTACATTAAATCGATACGCTTATGCTGGTCCATATCAGTCATTGGAAGAAATGCAAGAAAATTTGCGTATTGCTAACGGAGCCCTACATGGAACAACAATTAAGTCTGCATCTGAAGAAGTTTAACGAGAAAATTAAGGCTATGAATCAGACTAACGCTAAAGAACTAGTGTTAACTCCAACGGATGCACGTAACATACACAGTGATCTTTTTGCATTACTTACTAAAATCAACGACCTTACTAACATACAAAAAGAAGATAATCAAGCAGTAAATGTGGATTTTGATGGTGGCGATTTCTAATTAAATACTCTGATAATAGGCATAAATAATAGTAGTTAATATCAGAGAGTAAGTAATGTCAAGACCTAAACCCAATGTACTTTTAGAACACGTAAACAAAACAACCTATAAGAGTGATCAAATTTTAAGCTCAGATGGAATTTGGGCAGTTTTCTATGACGGCAAACCTATCAATCTTAAGACTCAGAATATCCTAGTGCAGTATCCTGGGCCAAAATATAAAAAAGTTTCATTCAGTAATCCTGGGCATGCACACAACCTAGCTAAAAAATTAAACGCATTATTTAAATGTGACTCGTTTACTGTGGTGCTATTAAATAGCGGGACTGTAGTGGTCGCCTAAATGGCACGAACTAGCGAGTCATTGCAGGTTATTTGGCAAACTAAATTCCAAAAAGATCATATACTAAATCCATTTCAGTCATTAGGACGTGATAAGTTGCACTACAACAGCTTAGATGAGCCGAAAACTTGGTGGTTTAATCCAGTAAATCCAGACAGTCTTCGATTGACTAAAATGGCATATCGAATGTTGATTCAAGCTAAAGTGCCTGTGTTTAAATTTAAAACAACAGAAAAGTATAGACCTAAAACATTTGTCCAACTTGAAAGATTTGTCACTAGTCCGTACTACTTGCTGAATGCACAAACTATAGTATTGTTTGGTGAAAGTGAAGCAATGATGATGGCACTACATGGAAACAACCTACAGCAGTATCTTGACAATCAGGAAAAATGATAATATACTAAAACACTATGAATGAAATTATAGACTACGAAGAAAGACTGATATGGTGGACCAAATGGATATCTACTGCACTAGCAGTAGGATGTGCCGCTATGAGTGCTATGGATATATATCCGTTAAACGTATGGTTTGGATGGCTTGCTGGTTTTGGTTGGACTTGGGTAGCCTGGAAATGGAACGAATGGAGTCTCATAACTATTAATATCTTAATGACTGTCATATACGGCTTCGGTGTTGCAAGACATCTGTTCGGCTAATGGAGGAATTCTTACATTGGATTTTTGGTGTATTACTAATATCTGCACAAATAGCTGTCCTTGTCCTAGCTTGGTACTTATTCTTTTAAAATAAATCAATATTTTGGTTGACTTTTGGTTAAATTTGTCATATACTGTAAGTAAGAAATAAGGAAAAGACATTTTTTATTACTTAGGAGCAGACAAAATGACACACACAACTGAAAATCCAACACTAGAAATACTACAAGAAAAATACAACTCTACTGCACTAAAATTAAACTACAAAGGCGAAGCAATCAGAGGTGGTTCTGTAACAGAAGGTGAATGGCACCGTGATGGCGTTGCTGTGTTAGGTAACAAGGAATGGAAACTTGGTAGCAAAGGTGAAGTTCGTTGGATATCATCAAATAACATTCCTCCAACAGACATCTTAGAAATGGCTGTAGTTGATGGTACAATTACTTGGGAAATGTTTGAGCGTTCAACTAAACAAAACTCAATTGAAACTACAGAATTTCTTACACGTTATCAAGCTATGCGTGAGAAACATGGTTACTCAGAAGAAGAGCAAATGGAAATGCGTTGTGAGTT